GTTTAGTGATGTGCGTGGCTTTACAGCACTATCAGAAAAATTAGAACCAGAACAAGTTACTGAAATTATGAACAAAGCACTTACAATACAAGCAGATGCAGTTAAAAAGTACGGTGGTATGGTAGATAAATACATAGGAGATGCAATGATGGCCATATTTAACGCACCGATTGACTTACCAAAACACGAAACTGTAGCCGTTTTGTGTGCCGAAGAAATACAAGAAAATATTAAAAAAGCTAATCTAGGCATAGAAATAGGATTAGGTATAAATTCTGGATTTGCTGTAATTGGTAATATGGGTAGTAATACAAGATTTGATTATTCAGCTATTGGAGACGCAGTAAATCTTGCAGCAAGGCTAGAAAGCTCAACTAAGGAAGTTGGAGAAGATATTGTTATAGGTTATGATACTATCAGTGCTTGTGACTTTGACAATGAAATTGTGTTAAAAAAATTAGACGACATTTTTGTTAAAGGTAAAAAGAAGCCAATACAAATATATACATTAGATAATGGTTAATAAAAAAATGACAGTAAATGATGTAGCAGAAAGACTAACTAAGTTAGAAACAATATCACATGAGCGTTGGAAAACAGCATTTAATGAGTTTTCTGATATAAAACAAGAAATAACCTATATCAATTCAACTATGAAAGCAGCAACTTTTGGAGTATTTGGGTTTTTAGGTGCTATTGGTATAGCTGTACTAACGAGTATATTAATATGAAAGGTTTATTGAAAAATATAGTAGGAGCAGTTGCACCAACAATAGGTACAGCATTAGGTGGACCCATGGGTAATATGGCAATGGGTAAAATAGCTGAAGTGTTAGGCGTATCTAATGACCAAAAATCTATACAACAAGCAATACAAAACGCTACGCCAGAACAAATGCTTGAACTCAAAAAGGCAGAACAAGAGTTTGAAGTTCAAATGAAAGAGCTTGATGTAGACGTTTTTAAACTTGAAGTAGCTGACAAACAAAATGCTAGGGGTATGTTTAGCAAAGATTGGACAGCACGTATTATTGGTTTATTTACAATTGGTGGTTTTCTTGGATACATATTTTTAGTAACCCTACAACCACCAGAACAAAACAGCGAAGCACTAATAAATCTAGTGTTAGGTTATTTAGGAGGATTAGCAAGTGCAATTATTTCGTTTTATTTCGGAGCATCTCACACAGGCGACAAAGGAGACTAGCATGAAAATATCACAAGAAGGTTTATCACTTATTAAAAAATTTGAAGGTTGTAAATTAGAGGCCTACAAATGTGCAGCTGGAGTATGGACTTATGGATGGGGGTCAACCAAAGGTGTTAAAGAAGGCGATACTATAACGCAAAAGGATGCAGATAAGTTGCTTGTTGACGAAATGTCAGAGTATGAAGGATATGTCAATGATATGGTTGATGTAGATTTAAAGCAAAACGAGTTTGATGCTTTAGTATCATGGGTATACAACCTTGGACCAAACAATTTATCTTCAAGCACATTGCTGCAAAGACTTAATAACAAAGACTGGGATGATGTACCGAACCAAATAAAGCGTTGGAATAAGGCTGGCGGACAAGTCAAACAAGGTTTGGTAAGAAGAAGAGAAGCAGAAGCTTTGCTGTTTGAAGGCAAAGAATGGCATGAGGTATAAACGTGCCCTTACAAAAAATAGTATTTAAACCAGGTATTAATAGAGAAGGGACTGCTTACGATAATGAGGGAGGTTGGTTTGATTGTAATTTAGTTCGTTTTCGCAAAGGCAGACCAGAAAAATTTGGTGGTTGGGAAAAAATATCTAGTTCTTCATATCTTGGTACAGCAAGAGCATTACATGGTTGGATTTCATTAGGTGGTACAAAGTATTTAGGCATAGGCACGCATCTAAAATATTACATAGAAAGTGGTACTGTATTTAATGATGTAACACCAATCAGGTCTACCACATCAGCAGGAGACGTAACCTTTTCTGCTAGCGATGGAGATGCAACAATAACTGTTACTGATACAAGTCATGGTGCTGTACAAAATGATTTCGTCACTTTTAGCGGTGCATCAAGTTTAGGAGGCAACATTACTGCTGCTGTTCTAAATCAAGAATATCAAATAGCAACTATTGTAAATGCAAATAGTTACACAGTAGAAGCAAAAGATACGTCAGGTGCTACAGTTACTGCAAACTCATCTGATAGTGGTAATGGAGGTTCTTCTGTTGTAGGCACTTATCAAATAAACGTAGGTCTTGATGTGTATGTGCCTGGAACAGGATGGGGTATTGATGGTTGGGGTGCTGGAACTTTTGGCAGCACATCATCTTTAAGCGACACAAACCAGTTAAGAATATGGACACATGACAACTTTGGTGAGGATTTAATAATAAATCCAAGAGGTGGCAGCATATATAAATGGACTGAAAATAACGGTGTGTCTACTAGAGCTGTTGAATTATCAGGCATCTCAGGTGCTAATTTAGTGCCAACAAAAGCTTTACAAGTTATTACATCTGAAACAGATAGGCATTTAGTTGTGCTTGGAGCTGACCCTATTTCAGGTTCATCAAGAACAGGTACAGTCGACCCCATGCTCGTAGCTTTTAGTGACCAAGAAAATGATTTAGATTTTGAGCCCTTGACAACGAACACTGCAGGTTCACTAAGGTTGTCAAGTGGCTCTTCGATAATTGGTGGTGTGAAATCAAGACAAGAAATTCTTATTTGGACTGATACTGCACTTTACAGTATGCAATTTATCGGACCGCCTTTTACCTTTGGAATAAATTTAATTAACGAAGGTGTTGGATTAGTAGGGCCAAAAGCAGCAGTGACCACACCAAAAGGCGTTTACTGGATGAGTTACAATAATTTTTACACATATAATGGTGCTGTTCAAAACATACCATGCTCTGTACACAATTATGTGTTTACTGACATAAATCTTATTCAATCATTCAAAATTCATGCGTTTACCATATCTGATAAAAATGAAGTCGGTTGGTTTTATTGCTCAAGTTCTTCAGATGAAATTGATAGATACGTAATATACAACTATTCAGAAAATTTATGGTTTTATGGGCAACTGGTGCGAGGGGCTTGGCTAGATGCAGGCACAGAAAATTATCCACGTGCTGTTGGTAATAACTACTTATACAAACAAGAAACAGGATTTAATGACGATGGTTCTCCAATGACCAATGTTTTTATTGAAAGTTCAGATATGGATATTGGTGACGGCGAACAATTCAGTTTTATTAAACGAATTATTCCTGACTATAAATTTATTGAAGATGCGACTAATAATGGTAGTGTCAATATAGTTTTAAAAACCAGAAACTTTCCTGGTGATACTCTTACAACAAACTCAACAAATGCAATTAATGCAACAACACAACAAGTTTTTGTTAGAAGTAGGTCAAGACAGCTTGCTTTACGTTTTGAATCTGATGATGACGCAGAAAACGATGGTAATTTATCCATAGGATGGCGTTTAGGTGCTACAAGAATTGATATTAAATCAGATGGTAAACGATGAGTAAAATTTTACAAACACAACTACCACTAGCAAATGATGCTGTCACATCTGACGTTTTCAATCGTTTAGTAAGAATATTAGAAATTAACTTAGGTTCAGTTGATTTAGATAATGTTAGACAAATATCTGACGCTGAGAAAAATACCGTACAGTTTAATGACGGTAGTATTATATGGAATACTACTGTTGGCGTGCTACAAGTATATACGGGCAATGAATGGGTAGACATTGGAGAAAGAACATTGCCAAAAGGATTTGAGATGCAGTCAGACGTAGGTAAAGTTACAGTAACATTAGGTGGTAATGTTTCTATAGAAGTATGAACAATACAGCAGAAAATTTAATATACAAACCAAAAAATCTTTTGTTAATGTACCCAAACGATTGGTATATACAAGAAAAGACATTAAAAGCAGTCAAAAGTTCGATACAACCTATTGTTGATTTTTACGAAGATAGTGGCACAAAAGATAGAAAAAAGACTCCACTAGACAAAATTATCGAAGAACCATGTAAAGATGTATATACCGTGCCTTTCTTCTCAGAAAAGTTTTGTAGTGTTTTATTAGACGAAATGCACAACTTAGAGGAGCATTTTGGTTTTAAACCTAATCCAGAAGAGGATGATTTGCGTCAAATACCTGAAATAACTTTTCAAGATAATTGTCCAGAAATATTTCAATCTTTAATGCAAACGATATATACTATAGGAAATCCTATATTTTTGAATATTTGGAACAGGCACGTAGATAGTGGCGGAATACAAATAGCAAACTATAATTTAAAGGATAAAAAACAAGGTGCTTGGCATCACGATGCAAGTGCTGATATAAGTATGGTAGTGCCTCTTAACACAGGCGATTACCAAGGTGGCGGAACTGAATTTTTAAAACGTGGTACAGTCGAGCCATTACCAACTGGCCACGCTCTAATATTTCCTAGTTTTACGCATATGCACAGGGGACTAGCGGTAGAATCAGGTAATAGATACTTATTAGTATTTTGGCTAAAATGTAATGAGGAATGAATTGAGCATGATAGATATTGAAAATCCAGGCGGTATAGCAGGTCTAGGTAGAGGAGAAGACACCATGCTTGCCCACGTAGCACCAGGAGAGATGGTAGTACCACCAGTGCTTTCTCCTGAAACACAAGAAACAATCAAACAAGAAATGATAGCTGTAGGCTTAGATCCTAATCAGTATACAGTTGGCGATGGTATGTCTATCAATCCTATTACAGGTATGGCAGAGTTTGGATTTCTTAAAAAACTAGGTAAAGCATTAAAAAAAGTAGTAAAAAAAGTTGCACCTATTGCGCTGCCTTTATTAATACCAGGTGTTGGTGGTGCGTTATCTACAGGCTTAAGTAGAATCGGTAG